CGTGTTCTCGTCCCGAACCAGGATTAGTCATGCCATTTGGAATCTCGAGCAAGCAGTCAGGGTGCAGCGGATGGGCTGCGGTCGTTCGCGAGGATGATGGGTCGTATACCGTCATCGGTTGCCATCAGAACAAGCAGGATGCGATTGACCAGATGGTGGCGGCATCGATAAACGAGGGCACCGATCCTCTGGGGGACATCGATACGCCGAACGAGATGATGATTGAGAGCGAAGATGAGGGCACCTGCACTTGCGAGTGCCATACGTGCATGTGCTGCACCGAAGGCGAAGATGAGGAAGACGACACCGAAGATGAAGGCGAAGTCGAGGACGAGATCGAGATGGAGTCTCGAGCGGAGATCAGCCTGGTGGCACCGTCATACTTTGCTGCATCCGCGAAGCGCGGACTGAAGTATCACGAACAGGGACTGTCTGGCGATGGGTTGATGCCGGCGACGGTTGCCGATGCACGCAAGATGGCTGACGGTGTGGCGTTGTCGGAGGCGAAGTGGCGGCGCATCGGCCCGTGGATCGCTCGACACATCGTTGATCTCGATGCAGTCGAGGGCAGCGAGGTAACTCCGGGCCTTGTCGCGATGCTGTTGTGGGGTGGCGGGTCGAGCAAGTCGTCCGCACTGCGTGCACAGAAGTATGCGGAGCAAGTGGTGGCGCAGATCGATGCAGCAGCGGAACAGGCTCGCCAGGCGAGCGTGAGGGAACGCGAGTATCGGTGGTGCACTACCGGCACCGAGGAACGACGCATCGCCTATACGACGCTCGAGGCACGCCAAGTGGATAGCGGCAACCCGACGCTAGTCGGGTATGCAGCAGTGTTTGACTCGCCGTCTGAACCGATGGGTTTCACCGAATACGTCAAGCGCGGAGCCTTTGCGAAGACCATCAAGGATGGTGCGGATGTTCGGCTGCTTATCGACCACGAAGGTGTGCCGCTTGCTCGAACGAAGTCGGGCACGCTGCTGCTCGAGGAAGACGAGCGCGGTCTGCGTGTCGAAGCACAGTTGGACCCGTCGAATCCCGACGCTGCCAGGGTTATCTCGGCGATGAAGCGTGGCGACCTGTCTCAGATGTCGTTCGCATTCCGCACTGTGAAGGACTGGTGGAGCACCGACCGCAAGACGCGTGAACTGCGTGAAGTGCAGTTGTTCGATGTCTCCGTGGTGACGTTCCCTGCATACGAGGCAACAGTCGCAGAGTTGCGAAAGGTGCAGCCGGCGACTATTGTTTCGACGACGGTTCCGCTGTCTGTGCGTCGAGCGCAGATCGCGATCAATCGTCACAGATAACAAGCCGGCAGCGGAGCCGACACGATCACTCTGCGAACCACTTGCGTAGACACAGATTCGATGATCGGAGCAACCCTATGAAGATGTCCCAGCAACTGACCGAGAAGCGAAACGCGCTGCTCGCCCGTGCCGATGAGATTGTTTCGGCGGCTACCGCCGAGACGCGTGATCTCAGCATCGAGGAAGACGCGGAGATCGCGTCGACTCTCAGCACTGTGAAGGACCTGGATGAGCAGATCAAGCGTCACCTCGATCTCGAGGGTCGCATCGACTCCGTGGAGTCGCGCAAGGCGAACCGTGTGGAGTCCGCTGCTGTCGTGGTGAAGTCGGAGGCGCGCACCTACCGGCCCGATGGAGACCACTCGTTTGTTGCTGATGCGTATGCCGCCCAGTTCACGGGTGACTACGCTGCTGCCGAGCGGCTCGCGAGGCACATGAAGGAGGAGTCGGTCGAGCGTCGTGACGTCGGAACATCGGCGTTCGCGGGACTCGTCGTGCCGCAGTACCTGACTGATCTCGCTGCACCGTTCGCGCGTGCGGGTCGCCCGTATGCGGATCGCGTTCGCAAGCACGCTCTGCCGGCTGCTGGCATGACCATCTCGATCTCGAAGGTCACGACCGGTTCGGCTGTTGCCGAGCAGACCGAGGGTGATGCTGTTCAGGAAACGAACATGGACGACACGAAGTTGGACCTGTCGGTGAAGACCATCGCTGGTCAGCAGAATGTGTCGCGCCAGGCTCTCGAGCGTGGCACGGGCATCGATGCACTCGTCATGGCAGACCTGGTGTCCGCATACCACACGAAGTTGGACGGTCTTGTTGTCGCCAACCTCGAGGGCGACAGCGACATCAACAGCGTGACCTACACGGATGCATCCCCGACTGTCGGTGAGTTGTACCCGAAGATCCTCGATGCGGTTCAGAAGATTCAGACGAACTTCTACGCGGGTCCGAACTTCATCCTGATGCACCCCCGCCGTCTCGCGTGGATTCTTGCCGCGCTCGACACGACGAACCGTCCGCTGGCGGTGCCGTCCCCGAACGGCCCGATGAACGCCATCGCGAGCAGCGACAGCGGTGTGGTGTACGGCAACAGCGGCTACTCGATCGCAGGGTTCCCCGTCATCACCGACGCGAACCTCGCAACGAATGGCGGTGCAGGCACGAACCAGGATGCGATCTACGTCGGCAACCTCCAGGAAGCGCACCTGTTCGAGCAGGGCGGCGGTGCGCCGTTCATGCTGCGGTTCGAGCAGCCGAAGTCTGCCGAACTCGAGGTCAAGATGGTCGTCTACGGGTACGCTGCGTACACGCACAACCGCTACCCGAAGGCGTTCGCCAGCATCACGGGCACCGGACTCGTCACCCCGACGTTCTGACCTGAACTTGCGTAGCGTCCGTCTAGTAGTCTTGTGCTGCTAGACGGACGCTATTGCAGGGAGCACAGATGAACAAGATGATTGAGTCGCTGCTCGAGGAACGCGAGGGGTATGTCCGTCGCGGGAAGAAGGATCGCATCAAGGCGGTTGACGATGCGCTCGCTGCACTCGGATACAAGTCTGAGCGGAGCAGCAGCACCGTAGAAACGGCTGCTCTCCAGGCTGCCGATGAGAACGCGAGCATTCGTAGGGCTGCACCGCGACGCAAGGCGTAGGTCGTGGCGATTACAAACGGCTACTGCACGCTCGCAGAACTAAAGGCTGCTCTCCGCATCACAGATTCGGTCGATGACGGTCTGCTCGAGAGGGCCATCGAAGGCGCATCGCGCCGCATCGACGGCTACTGCGGGAGGTTCTTCTACACGAAGAACACGACGGTCGACTTTTATGCGACGAACGAGTTGCGTGTAATCGTCAACGACATTTCGAGCACGGCGGGACTGGTGCTCACCACCGATGACGATGGTGACGGCACGTTCGAGACGACTTGGACGCTAAACACGGACTACAAGGTAGAACCATCCGATGCTGCACTCAACGGCAAGTCGTACACGGCGATCTCAGCGTGTGGGTCGAAGTTGTTCCCTGGCGGTTTCTATCCGTGGCGGGGTCTGACCTACGATACGGTGCGCCCCCGTGTGCGGATCGCTGCTACTTGGGGATGGGCGACGGTGCCGCACGACGTGCGTGAGGCGTGTCTGCTGCTGTCGATGCGCGGCTACGCGCGGCTGAATGCACCGCTCGGTGTGGTCGGTTTCGGTGAGATGGCGGTGTCGGTGCGTGCTGTCGACCCCGATGTTCGCGATCTGTTGATGCCCTATCGACTGCTTGGGTTCGCCTGATGCCGGCCGCGGTCAGCGATGTCGCGTCGGGTATTGCTGCACGCCTGGCGACCATCTCGGGGATGCGAACATTCGCGTTCGACCCGATGCAGTACAACCCGCCTGTCGCATTTCCGATCTTGCAGAACGTGCGTTATCACGAAGCGTTCGCCGGCGGCGATGTGCAGATGGAGTTCTCGGTCATGGTCATCGCTGCACGCTGGGCAGAACGCCTGTCGTATGCGGTGCTCGACGGGTTCATGTCGTACAGCGGTGCCTCGAGCGTGCGTGCTGCTATCGAAGGCGACAAGACCCTGGGGGGCGTTGCACAAACATGCGTGCTATCCTCATCTGCGAACATCACTAGCGTGAGCAGCGGTGAAGCGGAGTTCTTGTCCGTCGAGTTCGTGCTCACGGTGCACGCATAGGAGCAGCAACGATGACGCAGTACAAGGTGTTGTCTGATAATCTCGCAGGGCACGCGCAGGGCGCAACCATCAGCGAGGATGATCTCGTCGATGTAAACATCGCTGCGTTGCTCGACGGTGGTCATCTTGCTACCATCGGCGCGAAGCAGCAGAGCAAGACCGACGATAAGGATAAGTGATCGAACATGGCGAAGATCGTTCTGACTGATGCAGTCATCACCGTCAACAGCGTTGTGCTGTCTGAGTACTCGAACAGCGTGACGCTCAACTACGAGGTCGACTCGGTTGAGGTTACGGGAATGTCGGATACGGCGCACAAGTTCACGGGCGGTCTTCAGAACAACTCGCTCGAGGTTGCGTTCATGCAGGACTTCGCTGCGACGAAGGTCGAGGCGACGGTGTATCCGCTTGTCGGCACGCAGACAACCGTGAAGGTCAAGCCGACTTCTGCTGCTGTCGGCGCGACAAACCCCGAGTACACGCTGACGGGTTGCTA